AGTTCGTCAGATTTATAAATGCTGATTATCAGTGCAAAAACTACGCCAAACCTGTAAAGAGATAAATACACAAAAAAAGGAGACACCCTTTCGGATTATCCCCTTTTTGTGGTCTCAGTAGGGCTTGAACCTACGACCCCCTGATTATGAGTCAAATGAGTACTTAATGAATATCAATAACTTATGTCATACTTGCAAAGTTGTTGCAAGGTTTTTGCAAGGTTATGTTTGGATATACTGCCTATCAAAAAGCCGCTCCAAACGTGCAATGCGGGCTTCTAACTGCGCCTGTTTTGCGTTGTCATTGCTGTCTGTTAGCACATCACCATTTCCGCGGAGCAGAAACTCCGCGGAAACGTTGGGACACAATTTTGCTACGGCAAGAACAACACGGATATCCAGATTGAAATGCCCGTTGAGTTGGTTGGTAACTGTAGGCTGGTGCATACCAGCCTCTTTGGCTATTTGCATAATGGTAAGCCTGCTGCTTTGCTTGGCTTGCTTTACTCGTGCCAGCAGTTCCAAAGAAGCGGGAGTAAGTGCCGTATTAGTTTTTGTTATCATACGTGGGTGGCTATGATGTAGGGTATTAACTTGCTGTGGCATTGGTTACATTGATGTGCGGGACGGTTGCGGCAGCAGACAAAATGGCATTTTGTTTTGTCAAGTCGCCATTCTGCTTTGTTAGGTTTCCGTTTTGTTCCATTACTTTGTCTTGGTTCTCTTGTAATTTATCCATACGATGTTTATAATCGTTTGTGATAGTAAGGAGTACATTTTCGGTTTTCTCAATACAGGCTGATAATTTGCATATCATTTCATTAGTTTGATTGATACGTGCCTCCGACTCGTTATACAATTTGAGAAATTGCTTTTCTATTGCATACATACGATGAATAGTGCTGTAACACATAAAGATGATACAAAACACAGCAACGATTGGGCAGATAATGCACGATATTGTGCATATCAAAATAGTTGTTTCTGACATAGGACTTAAAATATTAGTTGGTTAATTATATGGATTGGCAAAACTGCTGCACCTTATCGGAGTTATATATATCTTCAAGCATACCATAGAATGTATCCGTCATTCGATTTAGTAGTTCCATATGACTGCGATAGTCATCTCGATATATACATTCGCCATACTCAATTACAAGCAAGTCGCTACTGCTAAAATTGTCGCACTCGTCCTCTAATATATCCGAGATATAGTTTGGCAAGTGCGGATTTATTTCACCGGCGGAATAGCCGAAATGGCATATCGAAACGGACAGCACCTCAAAGAACGAAAAGCCAGCACTAACAGCGTCATCATTCCCCGCTAATTCAGGTGCTAACTCTTTATTCATACGTGCGATAGCACGCTGACACGCGCACTCGAACAAGTCGCCACAAGCGTCTCTACATTCACGTTCAAACGTAGAGATTGTATCTTGCAGTTTCTTATTCTCTTCCTTATAATATGCAAGTTGCTCGGGGAAAGACATATCATCTATATTGATAGACACATCACTCATACTAATTAGTACTATGCGTTACGTTTGTAGTAACAATATGTCTTATATGCAAACAATAGTGCTACGACTGCATCAATAATCACCCATACTGACTTGCTGTGTAAATACACAGGAAATATCGGATTAAATAACACTGCCACAATCGCCCACAGAACATTTGAGAAATTCACACCACGCTCACTATCTGCAATAATAACAGCAACCGCACCACCGCAGGCAATCAATCTCAAAAATGTGTAATAACCAATCGGCAGTGAAAAGCAACCGATAGCCAATAATACTGCTATGATAGATGTTAGATATTTCATAACTTCATACAATTAAAGCCCACCTCTTGGCATAGATTTATCCGAACTAAATTTTCCTTGCACATTATAGTATTCTTCATCTGCATCTCTAATAAATTCTACTCTTATAGAGTCCAATTGTTGTATAAGTTTGGGTGAAAAGCACTCGGAGCATAGTTGATGACAGGCTGCGAACGTGTACCAATTGGTAATATCACTACGGAGAATATATTGTGAAGAATAAGTACCTTGTACCATATTGTCATTGGCATCGAAATGGTAGTCTAACAGCATACTGCAATCCACATCAGCGTGATAGACTCCGTTATTGTCAAGATACAGAAACTTGTCGTTCAATATCTTTTCGATTTTTTCCTGTTTTTTCTCTGCCCTTTTCCTATCTTTGCAAGCACAATACCAACGCACCCCAACTATAATGATAGCAAGAACAAATAGTGCAATACACCATTTTTTAATAATCTCTATTGTTTCTTTCTGCATACTCTTAATATTCAATTACATCAATTCCCCAATGTTGTCTGCCATATTCATCAACATAGGTTGTGTGTGTACCAATAGGGTCTCCTAATACATTATTCAAGTTCACATCGACCTCATTCGTAACATTTACCTTAACCTCATTACTGACTTCAGTATCAACTGTATTGACAACATATACATCTTTTGTGCTTTTTGTATCCTTTATATATAGCGCAATAGCAGTCCAAATGCCAACAGCAATAATGAACAGTATAATTTTTTCAAATATATTATTCATAGTATTTTATCACCTATCATCTACAAGAACTTGTTTATGTAGTAACTAACATCAGCGCGTTTGTTGTTGTCATACATAAAGTATTTTCCTGTCCGAGGTTCAAACTCGATTTTGATATTCAATGCCTCATCGGATTCATTAATACATTGCTCATATCTTGCAAATCGTTCTATGGTATTCGGGTCGAAGACAAAGAAGATATTGCGCAAATCACCCTCCTTTCCATATCTGCCAACAATGACATATCGAATTTGGTTCTCTATATACTTGTCAAAACGTTCTTTTTTTATCTTGACATATAGTCTGCCGTCTTTGATATAGGTAGTTTTTACTTGGATGTAATAATAGATATTGTCTTTGGTGGCAATAATATCTATACCCTCGTCTAACAACATCGTATTTGCATTGTAACCCCGGAACATCAACTCTGAGATTACGGCGCACTCTCCTGCCTTTCCGATATAGTTAGAACCAATGGTGGGTAATACGCCGTCCACGAGTTTGTGTTCTTTTCGTTTGCTATATCTTCCACTCTTATCTTTTATAAGGAATGATTCTTTGCTACGCTTCTGGTCTTCTTTCAACAAACGTTCTACTATCTTGTTTAGTTCCTCTTGAACAGACGGTTCCACGAGTATATCTTCCGGGAATTGTTGATGAAGCAATTCATCTTTAATCTGCTTCACACGCTTTTTGTCTGTCGTCTTTTGAAAAAGTGCCACTATCGTTTCAATAGTGATGTTGTCCATATTATCCATATTCATTTCTATGATTTATGTTGTTTTATTGCTTGAGTAATAGTTGGTACAATTTTTCCTTGTCGGCTTTGAGTTCGGCGATTTGCTGTTTGAGTTCGGCGAGGTCGGAGTTGGTTATCGTCTGCGTACCCGAACCGATATTGGTATTATGGTGTCCCATGTTGGCGTTGTTGATATTGATTTCCGTGGGCTTGTTGGTGATGAGCATATCACCCGTACCACGAAATATCCACTCTGCAGAAATGTCGGGACGATAGGCAAGCAATTCTGCTATCACCGTAGCAGACAATTTCGATTTGCCATTAACCTGCGAACTGATGGTGCTATGGCTTATTCCACATTGACGCTCCATTTCGTTCGCGCTAACTTTCAATTTCTCCATGCAAAGTTTAACTCGCATTTTCAATGCCATTTCGGTATCCATAATCCAAATGTATTAGTTGTTGCTATAGTTTACATTCTTATATTTTGGAAGATAATTGCAGAAAAATACACATTTTTGCATTATTTTCTTCCAAAAATTTGGAGGTTTCCAAAAAATACACTACCTTTGCACCGTCATTTGGTAAAGTTATACAAAAGTCGTGTCCGAAAACGGCTACCAGCGGAAGCGTCTGCGGTTACATTATAACTCAAAGATATAGTGTAGAATTTCTATCTAAATTGGTGTTTGCAAGAAATTCGCTGCAAAGGTACGTAAAAAATATAACTTTACCAAATGATTTTTAATAGTAAAATATCAAAAACAAATAAGCATGGAAAAATTTATGATTAGAAAGTGGTTGCTTTCTATGTTTGAAGGTGAGGAGCGAATCCTGCCTGCAAGCAAAATGAAGTACCAGAATGTAAAGGCTTCTACAAGCCAGATGAAGACACTCGGATATGGAGAGTGGAAAGTAAGCAAAAAACGCTTAGGCGATTACACACGGATAATACGTATCAAATAGCACGACTATGACAGCACAACAAGCAATCGAAATGGTCAAGGGGTGGCTCAATACACCACTCATGCAAAACAAAACCGACAACCCACTGATAGCAGCCGCCAACGATGGCATAGTGGCAGCACAGAAAGAGATACGGTTTATTCTCGAAATATACGAACTCACCAAGGAGGATTGACAATGAAAACCAAGCGTATTATCAACGCCGTGATTTGGGCAGCAATCACACTCGCAATCTGTGCAATGGTGGTTGTGGAGTGGCACGCACAGGGTTGCGGGGTATCGAGCCTCATAGCAGGCATAGCGATGTACACATCGGTCAATGCGGCAATAGCATTCGGAATAGACCAGACCATACAAGGCAAGTAAGTGTAGCATATAACTATCCTACAACAAAATCAAAGATTATGAGCGAGACAATGAGATATGACGCAAAAGCCATTATGCAACAGTTAGCCAAAGAGGCGTATGAATATGCAGAGCCTGTGTACGGCTGCTATAACAGCGGTGTAGGTACGCACTGCGACGGACACGGTGGGTGCGACCCATGCGACGACTATGAGTATGAGACCGGGGCAAAGACAGAGAATGCTTATATTACCGTGGACGGCATAAAGTTCTGTGTTTCCGCTATGTGGGACGGTGTGGGAAAACCGACACTCTCTACGGCGACACTGGAGATATGCAGCGAGGCAGAGGAATTGTGTATGACAGAGGACGAGTTTGAGCAGTTGTGCGCAAAGTTGCACACGGCAGCCGAAAAGGTATTCGAGTGCGATAGCAGCAGTTATTATCCCGAAATTATTTTCTAACACGAACAACACAATGGACAACATCAAGATTAGACCCTTACGTGCAGACGAGATAGACGTGCGTATCGGACAAGAGAAAAAGGAAAACAACGTACCCGTGGCAGCCTCGTTCCTACTCTACAAAGACGCGCGTTGCGATATGCGGATATTGGACGAACTATTTACTCCCTTCGGCTGGCAGCGAGAGCATAAAGAACTCAAAGGCACTATCTATTGTGGTGTAAGCGTGCGGGACGAGAACGGCGAATGGGTAACCAAATGGGACGCAGGCAGCGAAAGCAACGTAGAGAAAGAGAAAGGAGAGGCGAGCGATAGTTTCAAGCGTGCGTGCTTTAACTGGGGTATCGGTATCGAACTCTACACTGCTCCGTTTATTTGGGTGAAATACCAACAGGGCGAGAACGGAAGAAACATCAGCCTGCGGGTGAAGGAGTTAGAGGTGAATGCCAGCAAACAGATTACCCGCCTGACTATCGTGGACAAGAAAGGCAATGTGCGCTACCAATGGCAGCAACAACCTGCAACACAGCCGGCGCAACAACAGCAACCCGCGACCGCCCCGCGAGAGACCCGCGACAAAGCACCTATTCGATACAGCGATGTGTTAGACGCAGTGCGGGCGGCGAACTCCGTAGAAGAGTTGTCGGCTATATGGAAACAGAACTCGGCACTGATAGAGAAAAATATCCCAATGCGCGAGTCGTTCACAAAGAGAAAAAACGAAATACAGAATATGCAACAATAAAAAAACAATGAACATGAACACAGACTACACACTTGTACCGCTCATCAGTGAGGAGAGAGCGGTACCCACCAAGACGGAAATAGCCGAGCAGACGCAACGGCTGGTAGAGAAAGTATTGGACGGCGACATCAACCCGCTGCGTGCCTACGGTTTACTTGTGGCACTTGAGAAGATAGCCGGAGAAGCCAAGAAAGCCATAGCAAGTCAGGCTTTGGACGAAGCCGAGAAATATCCTGAGAAAGAAATAGGGGTGTACGGTGCAAAGTTTCAAATCAAAGAGGCTGGTGTCAAGTACGACTACACCAACGACCCCGAATGGCGGGACTACCAAGAGCAGATAGACATCGTGCGTGCGCAACAGAAAGGGCGCGAGACGGTATTGCAATCGCTCAAACTCTGCGCCAAGAGCAGTACAACCACCTTGCAGGTAACGCTGAATAAGTAGCCGCTATGAAATCGGTGCGTTTCTTCAAGCAGCGCGGACAGAGCAATGCCGAGGCGGTTCTCCCGCAGGTGCAGATATGGCTCAACGATGCGAGCAACGGCGAGTACACTATCCGTTTCGAGCGGGCAAAGAAACCCCGCAGCAATGACCAAAACAGGCTGATGTGGCTGTGGTTTACTTGTATAGCCAAGTCGTGGTCGGAAGCCACAGGACGGACGTTCTCCCCGCAAGTAGTACACGACACTTATTGCACACTCTTTCTGCCGATAAACACGCCGAGAGGACAAATAGCTGGGCACACAAGCAGTCTTACAACCGAGCAGATGACAGCGTTTTTGAACAATGTTCAGGCGGACGCGGCAAGTGAGTATGGTATCACGCTCCCCAACCCAGAAGACCTTTACTTTGAGATGTGGGCGGAGCAGTATAGGTAAAACATTATAATTCACAATTCATAATCAAAACAACAATGGCAATGAAATTTGTAGGGAGTATCAACTTGACGGATATTCCAAAGTCAGAAATCAAAGTAGTGGAGTGCAAGGACGGCAAGAAACGTGCTTTTCTCAATATCTCCATTCATGAAAAGAAAGAGCCGTTTTTGGACGCTAACGGCAAAGTACTCAGCGACCACCTTATCTCTTGCGCTCCTAAAAAAGAGAACCGACAAGAGGGTGTAAACTACATCGTGGGCAACCTGCGCACGTGGCAAGAGCAGACGGCGGCATCTACACCAAGTCCTGAGGACATCGCCAACGCACCCACCTATGAACAGATGTTGCAGGAGGGTGAGAGTCTTGATTTACCATTTTAACCACAAAACGTAATAGCGTTGTCAGTCCGTGAGGGTAGGCAACGCACCCAATCGGGAGACCGAAAGGGAGACCTTCTTTCTATAAATTAAACACTAACACTTCAAGCGTTCCAAGTCTGCGAAGATATGGGCGCACCCGCGAGAGAAAAACGGCAATGCAGGTTCGACTCCTGCCTCTCGCACGAACTAAAAACTTTCATGCTTATGGACAACAATCTTAACAATGCAACCTCTGCAAGTCAGGAATTACGAATTAAATGGTGGTTCTTGCACAACCCGGGTAGAGAAATAACCAGTCTTGACGCATTAAGGTTATTTGGTAGTCTGGAGTTTCCAAAACGTGTCTCCACGTTGGTGGCGCAAGGGCTGCCCATCAGCCGCGACAAGACGATACAGACGGCAAACAACAAGCGTGTGAAAGCCTACTATATCACCGAGGAGAACGCAGCAAAGTATATGGCTGCAAATAATATTGCATTATGAAAAAGAAACGTAATATCAATTCGCCGTGGCTATTGGGTATGTCGGACGTATGTGCCTACCTCGGAGAGATAGACGAGCGGACACTCAAGAAAGCGTTTATCGACAAAGGTCTGCACCCGCGGAGCAGTCTGGGCAAACTGAACTACTACCACAAAGACGATGTGGATAAATTCTTGGCGGAGCATAACGAGTGGCAAGAGGTAAAGGTAAAATGAAAGAGGAATATCTAAAAACATACGCTTGGATGAACACCTTGCGAGGTGGTGTACTGCGGGATGTCTATGCGCTCATCTACCAACTCGAACACGACGGACGGCGCAAAGGAATGGTGCAGGTCAGTCTCGGTTATATCGGCAAACGGTTAGGATATGACAACGAGAGAAACATACGCCGTGCCATTGCAGAATTAAGAGAAATGGGATTATTGGAGGTGGAATACGGGAACGGAAAAAGGAGTGTTTTTAAGACGCATACCCCTGCTAATATAGCCGCCCACGAAACAGAGCAAGACCTCGGACAAAACAGCCGCCCTAACGGGGGACAAAATAGCCCCCCTGCTAAAATAGCCCCCCTGCTAAATTGTCCGCCCTCCCAGGCTAATATAGCCGCCCCTACACATTATATATCTAAAGATAACAGAATAGATAATTCTTCTTCATCGCCTGCGTGCGCACGTGAGAGGTTGCAAAAATGGTTTGAGGAAAGCAGCATAAAAGAGTGGGCAAATATGCTGCTCCAACGTAACCATTTCGACAAAGACACCACCGCACTACTGGACGACTTCTTCGACAACGATTTCGAGGTGCGCGATGACTGCAAGAATGGCAGAAGAATGGAAGTCCTCAAACATTTCCAGAACTGGCTACCGAAATACATCAACAAACTCAAAAATGAACAGAACAATGGAAACAATCACACAAGCCCTCCAAAACCGCCGAACACAAGAAACGGCGGTATCATCTCGCCCGAGGATTTCGCAAGAAGTTTCGGTCTCGGCTGGAACATCGGAAAGCGCGAGCAGTAACCCGCTATCGGTATTCCGCAACCAGCCGCCCGCAACGGCAACAGAGGTAATGCCTCTCGTCTATCGGCTTGCTGTTAATTTTCCAGCAATGAGCAATGCCATTCAAGTCGGTAGCGAGCGGATAAGTTTCTGGACTGTCCTCGGCGAGCAGTTGGTGCAACTCGGTTGGAGCAGACAGCGTATAGAGTACGCCTGCAACCAACTCCTCCGCAACTGCCCTTATCGCGAGTTCCGCGTGGCGGAGTTCTTGCAATTCGACAGGAACGTCCACGAGATAGACAATGCCGAGTTCACTGCCATAAATCGCAGCAACGCTCCTCACAAGCCTATCGTGGCAGTCCGAATTGACGGCAGGTACAAACTTATCTACCAAGAGGACGCAGACGCTCTCGGTATCACGGACTACAAACGCCGCTACACCACATGGGAGACAGAGCAAATGACGCCTGAGGAGCGCAAGCAGAAAGGTATTTACTGGATGGATTAATGAAAAATGCTATGACTACCGATGTCCTATACAATCAAGACTGCCTTGAGGGTATGCGTACCCTGCCGAGCGAGAGCATAGACTGCGTGGTTACGGATTGTCCGTACAAGATTTGCGCAGGCGGAGTTTCTATCGAAGAACGTGCAGACGAGATGGGCGGCGTAATGCGCAAGCGAACCGACAGCAAGCACGTGTCTTTGTGCGGAGTTCTGAATGACAAACAAGTTATCCGTTCCAACAGCAGAATCGGAGACAAATGGGTGAAAGCCGATCAGACCGCCGTCCCGTCCGCAGTACGAAACGGAAAAATGTTTGCCCACAACGACATTGCATTTTCCGAGTGGTTGCCCGATGTTTACCGAGTGTTGAAACAAGGCACGCATTGCTACATAATGGTCAATGCACGCAACCTCAAAGAACTGCAAACGGAAGCAGAGAAAGTGGGCTTTGTATTCCAGAACCTGCTCGTATGGGACAAAGGTACGGCAACGCCAAACAAGTACTATATGCAGGGCTTGGAGTTTATCCTGATGCTCTCCAAACGCCCCGCACGGAACATCAACGATATGGGCAGCAAGAACCTGCTCTCCACGCCGAACATCATCGGGACGAAACGCCACCCCTGCGAAAAGCCCGTATCGCTTATGGCGGAAATGATACGCAACAGCACCAACGAGGGCGACATCGTATTAGACCCGTTTACGGGTGCTGGCAGTACGCTCATTGCCGCCAAGCGGCTCAATCGGAGATACATTGGCTTTGAGATAGACAAGCAGTACTACGATATTGCCTACCGCCGCCTCTACAAAGAACCGCAACAAACAACTATGTTTAACTAAAAATACTACAATTATGACAATACAAGAATTTGAAGAAAAGCAACGATTGTATGCTGAAATTGAAAAGTCCAAAAAGCGACTTAAAGGAGTAAAAAAAATACTTGAGGAAGTAAAAGACCCTAAGTGCCATGAACAAGCAACGGAATTTTATATATACCATACTTTTGAAAAACTTGTAGATTATATCAGTATTTCAGAAGCGTGTCCCAAAGAAGATATGCGGAAAGAATTATTTAATATACTGATTTACTTGACTGATAAGGTTTATAAATTAGAAACAAAGATGTACGAGCAACTATTGGTTGATTTTACAAAATAAATACATCACGGATATGAAAGAGACTAAAAAACAGACCATCGTGGTAACAGAATATACCACCGACTTCGGCACAAAATTTACAGACAAAGACCTTTGCAAGGAATGTGAAATTCAAGAGTACAAGAGAGTGTACTCCTCGTTGTACGACATCGCAAATAGCGAGCAAAAGATACTACTTATTGCTATAATGAAAGAGTTAAGCGAGCACCTCAGTAGTGCCTATTGCGAGCAAGGTATCAGCAATGATGGCATTGCCGATATGGTTGAATTCTATTGTCGCAAACACTAAACTACTATGGCACTTACACAAAAAGAAAAATATAAAATGCTTAATTTTATATTAAAGCAAGAGTTTTTCTATGGGTTATTTCGTGATACCTACGGGAGACAACTCAAAATCGGGGATTATGTTAGAATTAACACGACCTATGAAAATAAGTATATCCATCAAGGTGTATATTTGATAGATTTCGATTTTGAAGTAGGCGTGATTTTTATTTGTCAAGGGATATTCAAGAACGAGTTTGTTCAAGTCGAGCGTATAGAATGGGAAGAACTTTCACAAAAAGGGAATATGTTTATCCTCAAAAAAGTATTTACAATGAGAGATTTTTGTCTTAAAAATAACAACTATTTGGGAAAAATTAGGACGACACTTGACGAAAAAAGTGATTTTGTTATCTGTTCTATAGCAAAATTAAAGAACGGCTGTTCGAGAAAAATTATTCCAGAATGGAACTGCTAATGATACCACAAAACAATAACCAATAAAACGCAACAACGACTATGGCACTTACACAATCGGAGATGACCGAGCAGTTATCGCAGGCGGCAATGCTCATTGACGATGTGCGCAACGCACTCGAAAACGAACACCCCGCAATACACCAAGACCTCGTCGAGGTACGGTGGTTCAACACAGCAGATGTGCAACCCAAAGACAAACAGCGGGTGATAGTCCGCACGCAGACGGGCGAGGTCTATTTCCTCACCTATCCGTTCAACCATACCAAGTACCCGCAATGGTGGGTAGTACCACAAAACAATAACCTATAAAACAACAAAGATTATGGCAACAATATATTACAACGCAGATATAGACATCGAAGTTGACGAGATTATCAATGAAATACCAACGAAAAATTTGGTAGAAGAATTAGACAGAAGGACTGATGATAGTGATGCGAGAAAGAATATCATAAAACTAATATCCGAGATATATCCGCAAAAAAGTGTACAGGATAAGTTCGACAGCAGCCCCACCGATGCGCTGAATGTTCTGCAAGACCTGCTCGGTATGCAGCATACAGCGACCAAGGAACAAGTGATAGAGCGATTAAAATCAGTCTTATAGTATGTTTATAATTACCGTAAAAGATATTGTTATTATGGCATGGATTGCCATAATGGTCATTTGGATTGTTATACGTAATATTAACAAATAAGTATGGCAATAAGAACTTGTAAGCATTGCGCCTACTGGCAGGGTGGAGACGGTGCAACGTGGTGCGACCACGGACACTGCTACACCGAACCCGACCATTACACGCACTGCTACTGCTCACGAGAGGAGCGGTTCGAGAAAAGACAGTTAAGTTTAACTTTTGAAAAATAAAAACACAATGAAACGAATTTCATTCAAAGACAGCGGAGGTCTAAACCTCACGCAAGCCGTCCTGTCGGGACGAAAAACAATGACACGGAGAATAGCCTACAAAGGGGAGATTAAGAACATTAATACGGGTTTCTTCTCCGAGGGCAAGAACAGAGGCAGGTTTGCTCTGTGTGAAAGTAACTTTGTAGTTGCCAAGTCGCAATATGGCATAGATGAGATAGTCGCTATTCAGCAGGCGTACAAAGATGTGGCGGACTATGCTGAAATGATAGACGCTACAAGAGACACGGCAGGTTGGACTAATAAGATGTTCGTCGCCGCAAGTATGATGCCTCACCACATACGGATTACCGATATACGTGTGGAGCGTTTGGTGGACATATCCTACTCGGATTGTCTGCGGGAGGGGATATTGCCTATATGGGACAGCGAAACAGAACCACGCAAGATTGATTGCTATGATTTTACGGGCTCTGACTACGTGTACAAGACAGCACGCACAGCATTTTCGCACCTCATTGACAAAGTCAGTGGACGCGGGACATGGGACAGCAACCCACTTGTGTGGGTATATAGTTTTGAACTTGTAGATTGAATTTCGAAATTATGAAACTCCGAGTATTCACAGCGTTCAGCGGGTATGATAACCAATGCATGGCGTTAGACCGCGCAGGCATAGACTACGAATTAGTCGGTTGGAGCGAGATAGACAAGTACGCCATCGCTGCCCACAACGCCGTCTATCCGCAGTATGCCGGGTGCAACTATGGGGATATATCCAAGATAGATTGGCAGAAAGTACCCGACTTTGACCTATTCACCTACTCCAGCCCCTGCCAAGATTTTTCCGCAGCGGGTTTGCAACGAGGTGGAACAAAGGGTAGTGGTACACGCTCATCGCTACTATGGGAGTGCGAGCGGGCTATCGCAGCCAAACGCCCAAAGTACCTGCTTTTCGAGAACGTGGCGGCGTTGGTCAGCCAAAAATTCATACGACTGTTCAACGAGTGGCAACTGCTATTAGAACGTATGGGGTACACGAACTTCACGCAGGTACTCAACGCCAAGGACTACGGCGTTCCGCAGAACCGGGAGCGGGTGTTTATGGTCTCCATTCTTGATTGCGAGCAGTCCTACTACTTCCCGAAACCAATACTGCTGACCAAGCGTATCAAGGACGTGCTGGAAGACAACGTACCCGAAGAATACTATCAGTCCGAGCGTGCATTGAATGGTTTTGAAAAACATAACGAGAACCACAAAGCAAAGGGGACCGGGTTCATATTCAAGCCAAAGACGGGCAACGATGTAGCCAATGCACTACGTACCAATGGAGGTCTTAACGCTACTGATAACACAATAAAGGTCGTTGCAACGCTTGTCGGCGGAAAGTGGGAGAAAAGCCACAAGTGCAATGGTCGGATATTCAGTATCAACGGCATTGCTCCGACACAGACAGCGGGAGGTGGCGGAAATCTCGAAACAAAGATTATGGTATGACACGATTGCAACAATTTCTCATGGACAATCCGTATAGGGGTGAGGACGGAATAGACCTATACAACAGAACCTATTTCTGCGACATACACCCGGCAATAACCACCCGCATTTCAGCGGATAACAACAAATTCATTATGGAAAGGAAAGAGAACGAGCGTGACTACCGCGTCCGCAAACTGACACCCAAGGAGTGTTTCCGACTTATGGGTGTGGCGGACACCGACAGCGACAAGATGATAGCCGTATTGAGCAAATCACGCTGCTACCAAGTGGCAGGCAACTCAATAGTGGTAGATGTACTTGCGGCTATCTTCGACCAACTATTTAACGGAAACAAGAATACAAACCAACAAACAGAGTTATTTTGACTTATGGAACTATCGCAAAAATGCTCCGATTGTGAGTACAGCAACAACGGAATATGTGAATTGTATAACGTAGCAGAACCGTTGAATGGCGAGTGCTATAACTGGTAAATTGATATAACATTTTGAAATTATGAACGCAAAATTTTTCGTGCCGTTCGAGACGGCAAAATTGTTAAAGTGGAAAGGGTATCCGCAAGATAAAAGCGATTACGGATATTTTGACAACGGCGACAGTCACCCACTTATAATGTTCCCCGCAGACAATTTCGATTCCGCCGCCCCCACCTACCACGAGGTGGTGGATTGGTTAGAGACAGAAAAGGACATTTTAGTTTCTGTTGACACAGATGAAGTCAATTCTTATTTATCCAGTGCGTATTATAGATATCGAAGTGGTACTTTATGTCATTCAGAGTGGGTATCCTCACGCGAAGGGGCTCTCAATGAAGTAATTATTAAAATATTAGAAAGGTTATAAAAACCGGGAAAAATTATACACGGATACTTGCGATAATAATCGTAGAGTAATGCGGCAACTTACAGATATGTGAAACAATAACCCCACACCGCAGGGGATAAAAACGGACGCGGTAAGTAAGACCAGAATTTTTCATTGTGCTGGCAGGTTTGTCCGTTCCTGCTTTTTCAAAAAAAACAAAGACAAATGACAGAGCAACACATTCACATAATCTTGCGCCACACGGATGGCGGCAAGTGGCTCGCATACACGCAAGGCGAGAAATATAGGGGCAAGTACCACAAAGACCCGACAACCGCAATAGTAAAAGCAATATTGAGAGGGAGGATAAAGATATGACTATGAGCAGTACCCTTTTCGACATACAGCCGTTAGTCTCTCCCAGGGCGGCAGAGGTAGCACCATACACCTGCAAAACCTGCAAGTATTGTGAGCGTTTCCGTTTCGAGGGGCGGGTGATATACCTCTATTGCACACAGAAGCCTTTAGGCAAACTGCACAAGCGTGTCAAGTCCTACGATAAGGCGTGCATGAAATACGAACATAGACGAACAAATCAAACAATTTGAGAGCAGACTATGATAACGCAACGCGGAAAAAGAGCAGCCGAGGTGCAGCACCTGTGTGATGAGTGCGCACACGCTACCTACGACACCAACCCTTTGAATTTGAGTATCGGAGAGCGAAAGCCCACACTCATCATCTGCCCGCTCCGAGAATGGAAAATAGTAGTAGGCACAAGAGCCTGCAAGAATTTCAAAATGAAACAATTATGACACGAAACGAAATGATTAACCGTTGGGAGGAGATAATCCCGACGGTATTCCGAGCCGAGGATAATATCCGAGAGCAGTTACAGGCAATCCTTGCCGCCGAACCCGACAAAGAGAAAGCCGCACAGCAGTACATTCACGCCATTGCCGTGGAGATAGTCAGCAGGACTACAGACGAGCAGTTGGCAAACATGGAGGACTATTGATTATGAACGACAGACTTTTGCAGGCACCAGCCACCTCACAAGAGCATGAGCGAATAGAGATGGTTAAGAAGAACCAACAAGAGTACCACTTGATAGGTCGTACTATTGCACGTGCAGGACATACTCTGTTTGAATACAACAAGGAGACCCACAAGGTACGGCGTGCGGAGATTAAACGCACGATGTACGTGTCCGACTTTAAGACTGGCGAGGTGGTATTTGACAATCGTTGTGAGGTGCGCAGGAATTGTATGTATCTGCAAGCACTCAATATAAAGAACGCCATTAAGATACTCCGCCGCGAGGGATTTGAGGTGGTGAACTAATAACTAATCAAACAATAACAATATGAAAACAATTGAAATTGACGGTAAGTCGTACCTAATCGACATTGAGAAAGCAACCGAGCAGGGGCTGCTTAAAGAGAAAGACAGCAAACCACACAGTTGGAAAGAGCATGCTATCCGTCGCTGCGAAACGAACAACTTTTTTAGTTCAACAGGTGTCAATGATGACGATGGCGAAGACGTTATTTGTGATTATGACATATTTAATTCAATGGACGAGGCGAAAGCCTTTTGCGCTCTCGGCAAACTCATTCAACTCCGAGACGCTTGGGTAGGAGATTGGGAACCTGATTGGACTAATGATAAAGAGTATAAATGGATTATTCAATATGATTATAGCGATGTTCATATTTACCATTCTTTTGTTGTAAGCCGCCCATTGTCATTTCCTACAAAAGATATGGCAATTGAGTTTTTTGACGCTTTTTCTGGCTTACTTGGACAAGCAAAAATGTTTTTGTAAGTGAAAGACCTTTTAATATTTTTGGCTTTTTCCGTAGGTTTCGTACTCATTTTTCTTTTTGCTATATGGTTAGACGCAAAAACCGATAGCAGAGACAACGATGACGAGTTTTACTATTAAAAATGCACAGAGATACCCGAACTATTATGGCTCGGGTATCTGTTTGTTATAGTAAAAATATATCCAAAACCTGTATATAAATGAATAATACCCAGATAAATGATACTATCAAAAGTAAAGCAAAAAGTATCAAAAGTAAATGTTCAAATCGCATAAGTAGTTGTATCTTTGCACTTTGAAAAGACTTATTCATATTACAAATGCGTAATATCCTCGCACGAGCGGGGTGAACACATGCAAAACAGGCAATTATTATGGCATTTCCTTGGGGGGCAATAGTAGGATTAGCAGGGCAAGCCGTCAGTGGCATTGCGTCCGCTATGAATAATCGAAAGATGCAGCAGGCGGCAGACGCAGAGACTGCACGGCAGGTTGCGAGTAATGAAGCAAAGGCGTATGAAAATCCATTGTCTCGTAGTGAGAACCAGCAGGCGATGGCACAGTATGACCGCACTTCCAAACAACAATTGGAGAATGCACGTGGTGTGGCTACTATTACAGGTGCTACACCCGAGTATGCATTGGGAGTGCAGAAAGGCATTGCAGACGGACGTGCAGAGTTGATGGGTGGTATTGCCGCGGGTGCAAGTGCACAAAAGGACAAGTATCTGGATAAGGCAGAGAAAGCAAAGGAGCAGAAATTTGCAGACGACCAAGAGCGGAGATTAGCCCGAAATACCACGTATGCCAACCTTGCTGCCAACGCTGCAAGTGCTTTCGGTAGTATATTGGACAGTTATACTGCCAAACCCGAGTTGCCGACTGCTGACCCAACGAAACAATATCTTGAGTCGGGATACAAACAAAGTATGGCAAAAAAGGTAGCAACCAGTATGCAGCCTACTATAGAGGACGCTAAAAGAAAGTTAACCACAAAGACTCCTTGGGGATAGTACGACTATGGCAGACGATAAGCAGAAATACAACCGCGACCTAACGACCACCCATGGCGACAAGGTTACGACAACCACACACGGCGGCAAAACCGTAGAGACCACCCACGAGCCGAAAGTAACCACCCGCACCGAACAGAGTGTAGGCGGGTTCTATGATACCAATGGTAACCCTAATATAGTAGCACAACGCGAGTTCGAGGCGCAAAAACGTCCAATTGCTGCTGCATACGGGATAGACCCGAATACGGGACGTGTTGACCATCGTTTTGTGTCTGACATTCTTGGCATTGACCCTAATGTGATGAGGAGAAAACGTGCTGAGGAGGAGAGACTGAACCAAAGCAAGCAAAAAGAGTCAGCTCTCTACAACTCTCTTGCTGTCCTTGGTGATATGATGACTACGGCGGGAGGTGGCAATGTATGGAAACGCAATGCAGACCAGCACGCCAAAGAAGCACACGATAACAACCTTGCTTTGGAGCGCGAGCAGAATGCCGAGGACATCGCTAACAATAATAAGTTGCGTAGTACAGAGCAAGCATACGCAGCAGCCGTGCAGAAAATATACGATTCTGTAGGTAAGTCATTCGGTGCAAAGGTATCTCGCACTACAGAACAGGGCGGAAAGACAACTGCAAAGACGACACAAGGGCAAGACGTATCTACTACCACCCAAGGAAACGACCGCACAACAGGCTACACGGAGGGACGTGCAGGAAAAGGTAACGGTAGCGGAAGCGGTGGTGGTGGGAGAAATAATCTTCTTATGAATGTAAAGAGTACATCATCTGGTAAAATACATAGTTTTGAATTAACAAAGCCGCAATTTGATGCAGTAACATCACTCTTGAAAGAGCATTACACGCAATTGTTAAACGACGACAATCCAGTTTTTGTTGATGACGTAGAGGATAAATTGTCTAAATCACACATCTTGATTGGAAAAGAAAAGGACGGTTCACCTATATTTGACTACAATATGATGCTGCAGAATGGTAATTATTATGAATTGTCCGATGCTGTCGCTCATAAAATAGAGGAAATAACCGGTAATAAAATAAAGTTCCCGAGACACACGGCAGATAGGGCTTTCCATTTGCAAACTACTCAAGAACAAGAAACTCCACGCGGTGGATTTTAACCTAATAGCACTATGGCAACTATACAAGAAGCATATAAAGCAGCCTGCAATGCAGGTTTTATTAAACGTGACGAGTTTTCTGAGGAAGCATTCGGAAATATGCTGCAAAACGACAATAACCGCCGCGCTTATTACGACCACGTTACAAAGATAGACCCTACATTTTATAGCAAGGATTATGATACATTCTCACAGAATGTATTGAGTGCGTTAGGGCAACCTGCTGCAAAGAATAGTACAAATCAGCCCTCTAACGCACCTACCCCCTCCCAAGTGCAGCCTACATTTTGGCAATCAATCGGCGCACACGACCCATATCCGCAGAAAACAGCAGAGGGCGTAGCACAATTCGAGCGAGAACAGCAGTTGCAGCGCGAAAGTGCCGCCACTATGCCGTTGTCGCAGCAGGACAAAGACCGCCAAGCCGAGATACAACGTTTGCAGACAGAGGGAATATGGGGCAAGCCTAATGGTATAACTATGGATATTGACAAGCAGACAGGACTGCCGACAATAAGCCAGACCAAGGGAGATGGTATGCACCTTTCAATAGGAGCAACACCCGCTAACCAAGACGAGATAGACCGACTAAAAGCCGAACAACCGTCCTACATTACCCGCGAAATCAAGACCCCACAAGACCTATACACCTCTGTATCGGAAGCGTGGGCGGCAAACACACCTGATGGGCAAAAAGCCAAAGCGGAGTTGGATAAGACTGCACAGGACACCTACAACAACCTTATGGCGGATATGAACCGCCAAATAGCAGGGCTGCAACAGCAGGTTGATGCAGGCAAGATGTCCGTAGAGGAAGCACAGAAACAAGCATTGCAGATAGCCGATGACACCAATGCTATTTATGAAGAAGAAATGCAACTTGCACAAAACCATTTCTTCAACCAAATGGCAGACGCAAACACCGACTATCTTTCCCAGCAGACACGCCTGCTTGGGCAGAAAGCAACTAACCAAGCCATTGCAGACCTTAACGCAGAGATTACTCCGCGTATGCAGCAACTCGAACAAGAGGCGAAAGAGATTTCGGCGGCTCTGCGTACTCCTATGCGAGCAGGTGACTCGCGTATGAAACTAACGGATAGGGAGTATCGGGCTGCCCACAATAAAGAGCAAGAACTCTATTTTGGAGCGCAGCAGTTCCTTGCAGACGCTGCCAAGATAAGCAATGCCGCACAGAAAGGACAAGGATTTTGGAAAGGTCTCGGCAATTCGCTCGGTGATATAGACACGTGGGATTTCGGCATATCACAACTCACGCGTTCTGCCGACCTTAAAAAGGTAGTGGAGAAATACGAGAAAGGCGAACAACTCACCGATGCCGAGAAAGGACTAATGGATTCTGCCGTAGCCTATATGTCGGCGTGCGCCTACAACTCCGATAAGTTGTCCCGATTATACAAAGCAGGACAGACCACGGGCGAGAGCATTCCGTTTATGTTGCAGTTTGCCGCAATGCCTATTGATGCTATCAAGAACAAAGTCGCAAAGGGTGTACTCGGCTACGGAATTGAGCAGTTCGGTGGTAAAGCCGCGCAAGCGGCAGGCAAAGCGGCAGCCAAATACGGAGCAAAGACTGCTTTCAAAGAAGCAGGAACGGCATTATTGAGCAACCTCGCAGCGGCAGGTGTACAGACCGCTGCCTTTGGTGTACCCAAGATAGCAGAGGGCGCAATCAGCCGTATGACAGGCGATATACAGCCTACACTTGATGAGCAAGGCAATATCGCATACAATGGCAGACAGAACCAACAAAGTGCCACAGCCGCAGTATGGAACTCTACCGTGGATATGTATGCCGAAAACCTGTCCGAGATGATACTGACATCACTCGACCCGCTCAAAGCGTATGCAGGCACTACCAAATTGCTCCAAGGGCTCAAGAGCAGCCAGATAGCACAGGTACTTGGCAGGCTGAATGAGGGCGTTATCGGCAAGGTGCGAGACCGTGCGCAATTCCGCAACTACCTCGAAGAGGTTAGCGAGGAGTACGTAGGCAACCTCATACGCTGGGGATTATCCACCGATGTAAACAACGCCGAGGACGCAGGTTTCTCTGCCGACCAGCAGATTGATACGTGGCTCGGTCTTGCACCGACCTCTATCGCTTTCGTTGGAGCAGGTGCAATCAATAGTGCAGTATCGGGCGGCATTGACCGTTTCCAATCGTCCCGCGCCGCCAAGAGACTGCGTGAGATTATGGCAGACGGAGACAAACGCAAGTACCTCGAAAGCCTGCTCCGCTCGCGCAACAGCGACGATTTCTCCAAGAATGCACACGAAGTCCTTAAGACAGTCCTGCGGGATAAGGAACTCAACGAAGATACCAAACGCCTGATTATGGACGGTATCTACTCCACCTATCAATCGCAGTTGGCACAAGAAGCCGAACAGGCACGTGTACGAGCCGAGGCGGAAAGGCAGTCACAACCCGAACAACAGCTGGAGCAACCTGCACAACAAGAGGTAGGACAGCAGACTGCGTCCGCAGCGGAGAACGAAGCGAACCTCGAGGGCGAGGAGCATTACCAAGACGCGGACGGCAACGAGGTTACATTCTACCGCAATGCCGACGGCAGTGTCTCGCTCCGTGACGAGAACGACAATGCAGCAGTTGATGAGCACGGCAACGCCGTTGTACTGACGCAAGACGAGTTCGGCAAATATGTTCAAGACAGCAACCTCCGCCGCGTAGATAGAGAACTCTCAACAGAGCAATGGGCAGAGCGGGAGGACGAACTGCGTCAGCAGTATGCCGCAGAGATACGTCCCAACACGCACAGCAATGGCTATGTGTATGAGGTAGTCCTTGCAAGTGACGAGGAGAAACGTGGTTACATCGTCGGAGACGGCAAGGTAGAGATAGACGATACCACAGACCCCGCAGTGCCGCGTATCGCCAATGCCGATGTCGTTACCGTGCGTTTTGAGGACGGCACAATGGCGCAGGTCGCAGCCAAAGACCTCAATCTGGTGCAGGTGGATAGTGCAGAACAAATCGTAGAGGATAACCTGCAACCTTTCCAACAATATGCGCAGGCTATGCAGACTTTCCACGCAGGTCAGGAGATCTCAATGGACGACGGCAGCGGCAAGACCTACACATCACACGTGGTTAGTGTGTCCGAAGACGGCGTAGAGGTGGAGATTGAGAACGCACAAGGCGAACCCGATACCACCATTATCCCGAATGAAATAGCCCTTACTGCTTTACACCCAGTAGAGCAGAAACAGCCCGAACAACAGGTAGAAAAACAAGAACCATTCGAGTTTGTTAAGACAGACCCATTCGGTAATCCGATTGTAGTGGAACAGCCCGAACAGATACCTACTACGCCACAGAAAATAGTGCCAAATATTGACACAATGCTTGCCGATGAGTTAGGTGCGAGCGTGGTTGAGTATCTTGGGGACAAGGCAAGTGCCGTAGTCTATTTGGAAGCGGAGCGCGACAAAGCAGATGCCGAGGTGAAGCGTTTGGCAAAGCAGAAAGTAACCCGCTACACCGACATTGCGGATTTCAAGCGACAGAACGATGAACTGCAAGCCGCGAAGAAAGCCGCTGCCGACCAATACAACAAGTTACAGAACGCCATTGCTACTGTCAACAATTACAAGACAAAGGTAGAGCAAGCCGCAGAAGCTGAACGCAAGGCACGTGAGGAAGAACGGCGTGCTACCCGCCGACAAACACAAACCGCACAACTCGCCAATGCTGCTCCCGCCGAACGCTGGAAAGCCGCACCGAAAGTAGAGGGAAATGCGGTAACGCGCACTTTGCCCGATGGCACAGTTATCAAAGGGCATTACGTATTGGTTGAAGCGGGGGCAGCCACACCGAGCCACGACCCGTTCAATGGCTGGAACACCTCCAATGGTTTCCCCGTTACCGAGGACGGCAAGAATATCAACGACCGCGACTATAAGAACGACACGGACGCACAGCAAATCACCACGCAGATTGCACAGACCTATGACGGACAAGCCGTTGCACAAGTACCTGTCGTTTCGTCAGAGGGTATCGTATATGACGGCAACGGACGCACCATTGCAGGCAACATCGCGGCAGCAAACAATACCGACGAAGCGTATATCCAAGCCCTTGCGGATAATGCTGGTAACTTTGGCTTTGCGCCCGAGCAGGTGGCAGGTATGCAACACCCGCGTGTCTATATGCAGACAGACGAGGATTTGCCGTACAATACCACGACTTTTGCCAAGTTTAACGCCCAAGAGAAAAAATCGCAGGGCAGTACCAACCGTGCCGTAAGTAGCAGTAAGAAACTGACTGAAGCGGCTCGCGACGGAATGTTGCGCATACTGGATAACTACGGCACACTCGATGCATTCTTTGCATCGGAGACCGGCGCAAAGGATATTGTCCGCTCGTTGTTGGATAACGGGATTATCACCCAACAGGAGGTGGCAGGACTGACCGAGAATACCGACCGTGGTTTTGTCCTCAGCCCCGCGGGCAAAGACTATGTTACAGACCTGCTTATCGGTGGTTTGTTTGATGAGCAGACTATCCGTATGCTCGGAAATGACAAAGGACTGAAGCAGTCTATTCTCCGTGCAATGCCGTCTATTGTAGAGAACAGGCGTTTGGGAGACTATGCGCTGACAGACAATATCAACAATGCCATACGTTTGCTTTACGAAGCACGGCAGGCAGGTATGGCATATCCTTTGTATGTTAAACAAGGGAACGCCTTTGACGGCTATGTCAGCGACCGTTTCTCTCCATTTGAGATGTTGCTGGCAGAGGAGATGTCATCGGGAGTGGAGACATTCCGCCAAGTACTTAATCTGTATAATAATTCCGCACGAGACGAGGCGAATGGTCAAACGGGCTTGTTTGAACCGCGCACATTTGATGATATAAAGAAAGAAATACTACAACATTATGGAAAATCAACCGACCAATCAGCAGCCACCGCAGCAGAGTCAACCCAAAGCCGACCTGCAAACACGCAAACTGAACCTCCTGTACCAAGCACACCAACAGGTGATGGGCAAGGAATAGCGTCCACAGAACAGGCAAATAGTGCCACAGAGGAAAGTTCGCGCCCCAATGGGCAAGCGGAGCGTTCAAAGGCAAACAATCGTCAGAAGAAATCCGAAAAAACTCCGACAGGTGAGCAGACCGAATATAATGGTAGCAAAGAGCAGTCTCAATCGCAACAATCTGAGAATAAGATATTCACCGAGGACGCATATGAGGCAGCCCGCCGTCGTATGCATGAGCGTTTGAACAGGCTGAACGCCGGATTAGACCCCGAAATGCTTTCGGACGGTCTCATTATGGCAGGCTATCACGTAGAGAAAGGTGCACGCAAGTTTGCAGAGTTTGCCCGCGAGATGATACGTGAGTTCGGCGACAAGATACGTCCTTACCTCAAATCGTTCTACAATGGTCTGCGAGACTTGCCCGAAGCAGTCGAGTTGTCAAAAGAAATGGACGACTACGGCACTGTGGCGCAGTTCGATGTCAATCGTATCTCTATTGAGGAGCCCAAGGCACAAAACAACAAGCCTAATGGCTTAATGGAGCAGTACAGCGAAATTAAGAAGCAATATCCAAATGCTCTTTTGTTATTCCGTATGGGCGATGATTACGAGTTGTACGCACAAGACGCTGTAGATGCAAGCAAAATACTCAATATCGGCTCATCTACCACCAACCGACTTGGCGAGCAGACTATCTTTGCAAAATTTCCATATCAAGCACTTGATTCGTTCCTGCCGAAGTTGGTTCGTGCAGGTAGGCAAGTGGCTATCTGTGACCCTATTGAGAATATACAAACGGCAAAGAGTGGCACCTTGGAGGTCGTAACACCTCAAGAAATGGCAGAAAGCACCGAAAAATCATCAGAAACTTTGCCAAGTAACGAAAAATCAGTATCTTCGCAATCTGCAAATGCAGAGGATACGCAACCGATAGGCAAGGTTACGCAAAGCAAGCACACTAAGACAGGCGAAGACATCTGGATTGTCAAGCCGTCGGAACGTGTAAGCGATGACGAGTTTAAGTTGCTCAAAGCCCGTGCAAAAGCAAACAACGGCTACTATAGCAGTTTTGCCAAGAACCGCGGCTTTATCTTCAAGTCCGATGAGGACGCTAACAATTTCAACAACATAAGCGATGAAGAGATTACAACAGACCAAACAAGCGCAGATACAGAAACTGCTGTCCGCACGGCAGAAACTGTTGTCGGAGAAACAGCGTCTATCACAAGAGATAGACGAGATAGTAGCCGAGCAGAAAGAGAACCCGGCACAGAGAGCATTGAGGGAGGGGTACGAGAACCTCGGAATGTAGAACTTACACCCGAACAGGCTAACGAGCAGGTTGCTACCCGCCAGCAGGCTATTGCTAAGATAGACAATGCCAATGATAAAATAACCGACCAACTCGCTGTGTTGGGTTTCTATGAAGCCGACACTACCGACCCGACAAAGTTCAACGAGTCGTATGGCTATATCAAGACGGCTGAAGCAAAAGCCGTTAAGGATATAGACCGCCTTGCAAAGCAACTTGCGGACGATTTGGGTGTAAAGGTCAGCAAGCGCAAGACGATTGCCAAAGCGAACATTGCACCCGCAGGTGGTGACATATCATTCCGTTTGCCATTGGAGAATGGCAAGGAGTTGTATTTGCAAGTTTCATTGCAGCCGAATTTTGAATTAAACACATTACCATACCACGATGTTTCTGAAGATTCATTGATGGTGGATGGTATTATGTGGCGCATAGAAGCCCCGCAAGCGAGTGGAATGGCGCGTTATTCATTATCAAATCAGTACTGCAGGGAAGATGTTAAGTACATTGATTTGTTGAATGATATACGCCGTAAAAGTAAAGAATACCTACCAACTATTCCTGCAGGTACTACCAAACAGGAGATAGCGAAGCAGGTTGCAGAAAAAGCCACCCGCAAAAAGAAAGATACCGCCCGCATAGCCGACACTCAACCGATGCTCGACCTTTTCGGTGATGTAGCCGAGACTATGAACGAGGGTGCGCAGCAGGAACAAGACGGCTGGAACCCACAAGCAAGTACCGATGAGGAGTTGCGACACGGCTATAACGTAGGCGATAAGGTGCAGTATCAAGGCAAAACGGCGGAAATTGTAGGCTTTGACAATGGACGGCTTGTGTTAGACCTAATGGGTAGCGGTTGGAATACCAAACTTGCAAGATTTGATGAGGTAGAACCTATAAATACAAACAACAATGGAGACACCACCGAAATACGAACTGATGGGCGGGGAGAAAATGGCACCGCTCAAACCGAACCAACCCGACAATCTCGGGACGAGAATGGAACGTTGGGAGGAAGCGAACAACCGCAAGATGAAAGACCTGTCGGCAGACGAGTGGATACAGGTAGTAAACCACATCGGGTGCATGACGGAGAGCGAAGCGCAGGAACTCCTGTACAGCCTACAGAGCAGACTGTAACCCAATCCGAGCAGACGGATATTGAGCCGTCACAATGGCGTAACACGCATAATTTCCACGCACGTGGTGGCGAGCGTCTTGCGCCTACCGCACCCAAGGCACGCTACGAGGCGAACCTCGCGGCTATCCGCTTGTTGAAACAACTACAGGACGAGGGCAGACAAGCCACCGCCCAAGAAAAGGACATCCTTGCACAATACAGCGGCTGGGGTGGTCTTGGCGAGTTCTTCAAAGGCGAACCGGGTACAACGTATTATTCGCAACAAGGGGAGCAGTCACCGTATCAAGTCCTGCAATCCTTACTGACTGACGAGGAGTTGCAAGCAGCGCAACTCTCCCGCAACTCCGCATACTACACGCCCGAAAGCGTAATCAACAGTATGTGGCAGGTCGCCGAGCGTTTGGGCTTTAAGGGCGGCAATATCTTGGAGGGGTCGGCTGGCATCGGCAATATCTTTGCCCTTATGCCGAGCGATATATCTCACCGCAGCAACCTTACAGCCGTTGAGATAGATGACATCACCGCGGGCATACTCTCTCAACTATACCCTGACGCGACTACATACCACGCAGGTTTCCAAGATGTGGATATACCCAACAACTCGCAAGACCTTGTTATTACAAACGTGCCATTTGTTACAGGGTTGCACGTTTATGACAAGCAGGAGAAAGACTTGTCGAAACGCTTTGGAAATATTCACGATTTCTGTATTGCAAAGAATGTGCGCAAACTGAAACAGGGCGGTTTGGGTATCTTTATCAGCAGTAGCGGAACGCTCGACAACTCTAAAGATTTGCGTGTATGGCTCAACAATGAGGGCGATGCCGATGTAATAGGTGCATTCCGTCTCAACCGTGAGACCTTTGGCGGTACAAGCGCGACATCGGACATCATCGTGGTGCGCAAGCGTGTAAACGGGCAGAAAGACCCACGCTCCATTGATGTACTTGACACTGCAACTGACCGCATAGCCAAACAACCACAGGACGAGGTGTTTGATAAATACACCAATCAATTTAAGAAGCCAGCAGATAAAGAAATAAAACTTGTGTATAACAAGTACTTTGTCGAGCACCCGTTGAGTATGGGAGGTGAGATGGGCTTCGGTTTTGAACACGGCGACACTCGCTGGGGAGGGACTACGGCTGGCTGCTATCCAGAACCGACTATCAACCAGTCCGCTCGTTTGAAAGATTGGATAGATAGTATCGAACAATCGGAGCAGTTACCAACTTATGACGAACTGAAACAAGGTGCGCAAGTACCCAATGGCACGTATGAGACCTACGAGGGTGCAGTTCCCTATGGTTCGTTGATACTCAACTCAAAGGGCGAGATATGCAAAGCATACCACGGCACTGCCGTTCCTGTAGAGGGTATCAACTCCAATAAAGTAAAAGGTTACTCAAAGTCGCAAGTACTGAAAGACTACAATGCTATCAAACAAGCCATTGACAACTTGTTGCAGGCACAGACAAAGAATGTGTCGGATAGCGAGTTGAAACCCTACTTGCAGCAACTAAACAAGGTCTATGACGATTTTGTCCGCAAATATGGCAATCTGAACCGAAACACCTCCCTTGCATTCTTGCGAAATGATGTACAGTGGGCAAGTGTAGCCGCTATCGAGAAAGTCAAAGAAACGGTCGATGTAAACGGCAAAAAGAAAATACAGGTAGCCAAAACGGACTTGTTCAGCAAGCGTGTAGTCGGCGTGCAAGCCGTTCCCAAGGCAGAGAATACCCGAGACGGTATCATTCTGTCTATGCAGCAGTTCGGTACAATCCGTCCCGATAAAATTGCGGAATGGTTGGGCAAACCAACGGACGAGGTTGAGAGAGAGATTATCGGCACTCGTTTGGGTTTTCGCGACCCACAGACAGGTAACATACAAGTGCGCTACGAGTATCTGTCTGGAAATGTACGTGAGAAATTGGCTTATGCCGTGGAACACAACGAGAACGGCTCGCTGGACGCCAATATTGAGGAGTTGCGCAAGGTAATACCTGTTGATATTCCCGCGCACTTGATTGAGTTCAATATCGGCTCTACTTGGATACCGAAAGAGTTGTATTTGCAGTATGCAAAGGAAAAGTATGACTTGGATAACCTCAAACTCAACCACGTAGGCAGTGCTTGGGTGTCTAACGATGTATGGGGGCGGAATGAGAAGAACCGCTCCGAGGGTGTGTACTCTGATATGCTGGGCATTCAAATCTATGGTCACGAGTTAATGCTTGCGGCTATGAACAATGTACCCGTAGTCGTCAGTCGGGTGGAGAAACACTCCGACGGAACGAGCGAGACTCGCACCGACAAGGTAGCATCGGCAGCCTGCTCCGACAAAATCAGTCAGATTAAGGACGACTTTGTAGATTGGGCAAGAGGCAAAATGCAGCAGGATAGTGAACTTGCAGACCGCATACAGAAGATTTACAACGACCGCTTCAATGCCATTGTGCCGATGTTGAAAGTGGATAAAGAATTCCTTTCCGAACATCTCCCCGGACAGAATAGTGCCAAATACACACTATATCCGCATCAGCAACAAGCCGTTGCACGAGGTCTGACCCAAGCACTTATGCTTGCACACGAGGTCGGTACGGGTAAAACTATATCGCTTATATCCACCGCAATGGAAATGCGTCGTCTCGGTACGGCAAAGAGACCTATGATTGTCGTGCAAAATGTCACTACGCAGCAGTTTGTAGCGGACGCAAAGGACTTGTACCCCAATGCAAAGATACTTACCGTGAGCGACCGCGACCGCACCGCAGAGGGACGGCAAGAGTTCTATGCCAAAATCAAGTACAACGACTGGGATCTGATTATCGTTCCGCAGTCGGTATTTGATATGATACCCGATAGTGAAGCACGTATGCGCGACTTTATCAACGAGAAGATAGAGGAGAAAATGCACGCTATCGAAGCCGCAAAGGAGGCGGGGCTTGATAACAATGTTACCAAGCGAATGGAGCGTGAACTCGGTATGCTGCAAGAAGACCTCGAAACCAACAATATGAGTGGGAAGAGGAGCAGCAAGAAAGCAAAGGAAAAGGACGCAAAGAAAGAAGCAGAGCAGCGTGCCAACACCGAGGCACGCGCACAAGCAATGCTTGACCGCAAAACGGACGACATCGAGAACTTTGACGAAATTGGTATAGATGCGCTCCTCATAGACGAGGCGCACAACTACAAACATCTCGGCTTTGCTACGATGATGACCCGTGGCGTGAAAGGCGTTGACCCGAGTTATTCCAAGCGTGCGGCGGCTCTGTACCTCAAATGTCAGTCCATATACGAGCGCAATGGGCATAAAAACGTTATTTTTGCTACGGGTACGCCTATCAGCAATACCGCAGCGGAGATATGGACGTTTATGAAATACCTAATGCCCAAACAGACGCTCCAAGAGAACGAAATCTACTATTTTGACGATTTCGTGCATAACTTCGGCAAAATCAACGAGCAGTTGGAGTTTGCTACCAATGGCAAGTTCAAAGCCAACAATCGATTTGCACAATATGGCAACGTTCCAGAGTTAATGCGTCTGTGGTTGTCTGTGGCGGATTGCACGCTTACACGTGAGGTTGGACAGGTAAACGACAAAGTCCCCGAGTTGGAGGGTGGTAAGGCGCAGGATATATTCCTGCCACAGTCTCCGTCATTGATAGACATTATGAGTGCCGTACGTGCTCAGTTGGAGGAGTACGAGAATATGTCGGGTAAGGAGAAACGCGAAAACTCGCACATACCTTTGACAATGTATGGCATTGCCAAGCGTGCAGCGATTGACCCGCGCCTTGTGGACGCTAACGCCGTCGATGAACCACTATCCAAAACTAACAGAGCCGTTGAGGAGGTATTGCGTTCATTGAATGACAGCAAAAAATACAAAGGCACGGTGGCTATTTTCTGTGATAGTTACCAAAACAAGCAGAGCGGTTTCAACCTGTTCAACGACATTAAAGAGAAACTGACCAAGCAAGGAGTACCTGCTAATCAGATTGCTATCATACGTAGCGAAATGTCCGACAGCGCAAAGCAGAAAATCTTTGACGCAGTACGCGAGGGGGATATTCGTGTAATAATGGGCAGTACTCAAACTTTGGGTACGGGGGTAAACATACAGACGCGTTTGCACACACTCATTCACATGGACGCACCCGACCGCCCTATGGACTATACACAGCGTAATGGTCGTATCTTGCGCCAAGGCAATATGCACAAGGAATGGGGCATTCCTGTACGTGTTCTACGGTTTGGCGTGGAAGACTCGCTTGATGTAACCTCCTATCAGCGACTGAAAACAAAGGCAGGCTTCATTGATTCCATTATGAACGGTAAGTCAATGATTGAAAACAATCTCGAAAACCGTGTGTTGGAAGATGTGGACGAGGGTATCTTTGATAATCCTGTGGCTATGCTTTCGGGGTCGCAGTATGCTTTGCTGAAATCGCAAGCCGAGCGCGATTTGCGCAAATGGTCTGCACGTGCACAGCAATATCGTATAGACCAGATACTGATTGCCAAAAAGACGAAAGACAACGAAAAGATTATTGCCTATCGCAAACAGAAGATTGCCGACAACGAAAAGTTGATAGGAGTGTTATCGCAGACATTCCCCGACGGGAAAGTGAGTGAGTACAACATCAACGGCACCGTTTGCCATACGGATGAGGAGGTCAAGAACGCACTCAAAGAGGTAAACAAAGATGTAACCACAGAAAGTGATGCCCTGCGCAAAGATGTATATGGCAGCAAAAAGGCGTTGTCATATCCTGTTATGTTGAATGGTGTGCCGTTTAATGTGGACATACAACTCACCCGTAAGGTGGGATACAAGGACGGTCAAAGCATTGTTAGTGTAGAAAAGGAAGTACTCTATAGTGCGCCCACTCTCGGTATCGAACCGATTGCCTCACCTACAAAAGTAATCGACCGTCTTATTGATATGATACAAGACGACATCATATCAGGCAAACAGGCACGCGATGAGAACGCTTATTCCGCAGACTATATCAAGCGTTTGGAGAAAGAAAATGCACTTATGCGTGAGCGTGATGGCAAGCCTTTCGAGCACCAAGCCGAGTTGGAAAAAGCGCAGACATTGGTAGATGAGTACACCAAGAAAATGCAGGCAGAGTTGGCAGAGAAAGAAGCCAAATATGCCAACCAATCCCACAATAGTGTCAATCTCGACAAAATGGATAGTGAGGACGATGCAACCGATACGGCGGAAGCCCAATACGATGAGTTGGACTACGACATCGATAACCTTACCGACGCACAGCAGTTGGATACCGATGTATTATTAGGCGCATTGGACGAAGCAGGCATTTCCGTAGAGCGTGTATCAGAGGAAGATGCGGAACGAGAGTTAAATTCGCGACAAATTTTGGAGAAATCGCAAAAAAGCACTACCTTTGTACCGACAAGCAAAGTACCAAAATCGGAACTTGCCGTAGCACATAAAGCACTATTTGCCAAAGTGCAAGACCAGTCCGAAGCAGGAATTGTCTATGGGGTATTTTCTGCAAACTATTACCATATATTTAATGGTAATCAACATCAATATGCAGTGCGTATTGAGGGAAATGAGGATATTATTAGCGACATTCAAAAAGAAATACAATATGGCACTAACAAAAACGCAAACCCTCTTAGTCAGTGGGTTACAGATATTCAAAGTGGAAAAGGATATGATAGTCGGGATAATGCTAATGCTACAGAACAACGAGGAGGGGATGTGGATGCTAATGCGTTATATGGCAGACAACCGACCGACAGCCAACGAGATAACCAAGAAAGCAATGGAGATAGCGGGATTACCACTCCGCTCCGAACCACAAGCGGAGTAATCCACGGCTACGCCAAAGACGGAAAGATTTACCTCACCGACAAAGGTTTTAACCCTAACACGCCTATTCATGAGTACACGCACTTATGGGTAAAAGCCGTGCGCAACAACAATGCCGAACTCTACGGCAATCTCCGCGACCTGTTCAGCCGTGAGAACCTGCCCAATATATGGAACGAACTCGACAACGACCCGCAATACAGCAACCTTTCGGATGAAGCCAAGTTGAGCGAGATTATTGCCCGTTTCAGTGGCAAGCGTGGCGCAGAGCGTATGGAGCAAGAGACACAGAAACTTATTGACGATGCCAAGCAAGAGGGCAAACGTGCCGTGGCAGATGCTGTTTCGTTCCGCGAGCGTATGCGCAACCTGCTCCGCCGTTTCTGGAACTGGGTAGGCGAACACCTGTTCCATATCAAGCATTTTGGCAGTCGCGAAGAAGCCGCCGACCGCGTACTCTACGACCTCCTCAACGCTACAGACCTCCACCAACCGTCCGCCGAAAAAGACAGCCAAGCCGAGTTCTCCACCTCCCCAATGCCCAAACGCATAGAGGGGGAAATGGTACACGAATGGGCAAGGCGTATCGCAGAATGGAAACGCCAACAGGTGGACGAGCAGCAAGTGGCGGAATACGCCAAACTCTTGAAACAGAATGATAGTAAAAAGAGCAAACTCTTTGCTCAAATCGTTGATAAGTTCACTCCTATCGACAATTTCCAGCAATGGGTGCAGGCGCAAGGCGGCGTGTATGACGAGGACACTATGGATATGCACTCCGACATCAGTCTCGCACTCGGGCGGATAGAGACTTTCTCCCGCCGCTACAAAAACGACTATATGCAGCGCATAGCCGACAGCATCGCCCAAATAGCCAAAGACAACCGCATTGCCGCCCAGCTCCTTGCTCTCGGTCTCAAATGGCAGAATTTTGACAACAAGAATATGAATGGCAAGCCGCTTACCGTCCGAGAGATAATGGGTGTCTATGCACAAGCCAAAGACACGTGGGAGGCAGAGCAGCAAGGTCTGTCCGATCGTGGCGCACAGGGCTTTGTCAAGAATCTTGGCGCATCGCATACCGACATCATCGAAGCCGTTGAGCGTATAATCCCGCAAGAGCAGTTGGACGAGTTCTGGAATGCGGTCTATGCTGCCAATCAGTTCGCCCTCGACTACCAACTCAATGCAGGTATGATAGACCCCGGCACTCGCAGCCGCTACACACGCCGTTACTACGTACCGCAACGCGGCTGGCGTGAGCGCGATTTTGACGGCATAGACAATGCGTCGTATGTCAAGGACAATGGCACCCGCCTGTATGGCAACCCTTACAACGCCGCCCTCGTCAAAGCGCATGGGCGTGAGTCGCTTGCTTCCGACCCGTTTGCACTCATTGAGAGCATAGGGCTCACCTCTATCAACCAATCGGAGCACAACAAATCCAAGCAGCAACTGTTCAACCTCTTGCTTGCCAACGAGAGGTTAGGGCTCAAGAGCGGCGCATGGCGTGTCAAACAGGTATGGTCGAAAAACGTGATAGACCCCCGCACAGGGCATATCATGCGCAAACCAGACGGCACACCCGTGCAAGCCGAAGTAACCTACGCCGCACCCACACAGCAGGAGCGTGAACACGATGCCGACATCAACGCCAGTATAGACCAACTGCGCAAAGAACTCCGAGACCTCACGCAGCCTGCAGCACGTGCCAAGAGAGAAACAGAGATAGCAAACCTGCAAGACCAACTCATCTACACGGGACGCGCCACCGACACTATGCTGGAACACCGCACCCGCGACGAGCGTATGCAGCACCAAGTTGTTGTTCTCAAAGACGGACAGCAGTACATTATTGAACTGCAAGACGCACGGCTGGCAAACGCTGTCAATGGCAACTTCGGCGAAGCATGGAAAGCCTACACGATGTTCAACAAACTCAACGCACCCGCTATCCGTTATGTCAGCGGTATGCTCACACAGTACAACCCGCGTTTTGCGCACCGTAACTTCTGGAGGGACGTACAAGCCGCTTTCCTCAACAACTTGAGCGAACAGGGACTGGCGTTCACCACACGCGCCATGGCGAATATCCCCGCGGTACAACGCACCGTATGGCAATACATCTTGGCGGACACCTACAAAAACAAAGAGAGTTACGGCGGTCAGTTCGGCGACTATCTCCGCGAGTATTTCGAGGCTGGCGCACAAACAGGATTCTCTTTTATGCCCGAGTTGGAGAGAATGGCAAAGGATTTCAATAAGATGGTCAAGGGCGAAAACACATGGGACAAAGTATGGGGCAAAGGTGTAAAAGGTACATTGAGCCTTATGACCGAAGCCTCCGAACTCACCGTCCGTTTTGCCGAATACGTTACAGCACGCCAAATGGGACGCTCCGTACAAGAAGCCGCCAAGTTGGCAAAAAACATCTCCGTCAATTTCAACCAGTCCGGTCTGATGAGCAAAGAGATGTCCAAGTTCTTTACGTTCTTCAACGCCACCATACAGGGGAATATGCGTTTCCTTATGCCTTACGGTAAGAACAAACCAAAGTTCGGAGAAAAAGCCTTTAAGTTCGGTGCAAAGTTCGCAGGCACTGCCGCCAACTTTCTCTTGCTCGGTTTTGTCAGCACATGGTTCCAACCCGATGACCCAGATGATGATACGTGGTTCACCGAATACGACCGTATGAGTAACTTTATACTCTTTGGCAAAGTCAAAATACCTGTCGTGCATTTCTTCCGCATGTACTATGCCGCAGGCGTGCAAGCCGCACTCGCAGCACAGGGACACAAAACGTGGAAAGATGCATTCTACACCTCTACAGATTATGCACTCGGCGAACTTGTACCTACATCCGCCCTGCAAATCCAAAATCTTTGGGACTACGACGAAACAACCAATACCCTTGAATTCAACCCCGCCAAGTACGCACAGGCAGCCGCACCCAGCGTCATCTCTCCGCTTGTCGATGTAGCCGTCAATCGGGATTTCAAAGGGGCTACCGTCTATCGCAAAAAATGGGACAACGATAAAAAAGACATCACCACCGCTAAGCGCAACACGCCGCAATGGGCTATCGACGTGAGCAACACGCTCCATCGTTGGAGCGGCGGTAACCCCGATGTACCATACAAAGGCGGTAATACTGACGGCTGGATAGACATCAAGCCAAACGCTATTGAGCATATCGCACAAGGCTACCTCAGTGGTGTGTGGGAGAGTCTCGGGCACACAACAGGCTTTATTTGGGACGGTGCACACGACCCCGATGTCTATAAGCACGCAACCAACTGGCCGTTCCTGCGAGACCTCTTCCGTGACTACAACGAGGAGAAAGCCTACAACCAACAGTACTACTCCGTCTTGCAGAAACTCGAAAAATACGAGAAACGTGTTAATACCCTTTCAAAAAACGAGTTCAATGCTGAGAAACAGACCAACCGCTTCCAAACTTTCAAGCAAGTGTCAAAACAACTCCGCCGCCTGCCCAATCCGTACAACGATGAGGAAACAACGGTAACATCGGAAGATGTAAACAAAATCCTGCAATTGGATATTGAACTGAACAGAAACTTATTTACTGACTAACATGCCACGCCCAACCAACTCCGAAAAGTACTCACCGCAGAAGCAACGCGAACAACTCCAAGTCCTCTGCGGTGAGGCTATCACCCAACTGCGCAAGCAAATCAAAAAAGCGGACGCCAACACGCTCGCCCGCTTTGTCGTACAGGTACTGCCTTTAGTCCTCAACGAGGACACGCAGACCACCTCCGATGTTACTATGGAAATCCTTACCAAGAAAGCCCTAAAAGTCAAACTATGCGTTCAAGAGGCTACCGAGGCGCAACAGGCTTCCGAAGAAATCGCAACAGAGGAAGAAACTTCAGATGAAATAGTATCGGAAAATGCTCCGCACTGAACCGCAACCGCTTCAGATATACCCGCATAGCATAGTACTGTCGTGTACTGTTTATATAGCACAACTCCCGCCATAGCCGTGTCGTCTCCACCATAGCCTCGTTGCACAACGCTGCCAACTCCCGACGAGACCTCGGTCGCCCGAAGCGGTCTATCCAGTCATAACCGTCCGTGTGCAGCATCACGTGATACCGCACCACCCAGCGCAGGTCATACTCCCGCACACTCCTCACCGCTATATTGTTCTCATAGCAGCGCGTGCGCCCAAACAACTCCACGGCTTGTCTGTAAGCCTTTATCCAATTCTGTATTTTCATAGCTCTATATGCTCATATCATTGATTATTGTCTTCGTTACCGTATGTACATCCGTCGGCTTGCTTACTCGCGGTGCAGGCATCTTCTTGTAGCAGAAATGCACACCCAATGCACGAGTGATAACGCGGTCATCGTGGTTGTGTTTCCCCTCTACGTTGCCTAACGAGCCGTCTGCCTTTCGCTCAAATATCTTCATCTCATCCACTGCCTCGCGACAACGCTCCACATACATTCCCTCACGCAATGCCCACCCGAGGTCTGCGCATATCTCCTCTTTAGACTGGTGGTTGGTATTCCAACCGTAGCGGAAACCGCCAGTCGTTCCGACATCAGTCTTGTTGGCAATGCTACGTTTGTATATATTCGGATAATAGTCCTTTATCTCGTCCAATACCGCACGGAAACGGCTTTCCTTACTGCTATCAATAGTATTGCTCTCTATCACAAGCAGCGCATTATTATAGTATGCCGCTATCTGTGCTATTCTCCATGCCAGCAAGTCCGTCTCACTCTCTTTGCCTGACCACTCTGCCACCACCTCGGGGTAGCCGTCTTCGCCCTCTTGCTGCCAATATCGGTCAAATATGCACGCTATCGTACTATCAGCCGCATCGGTAGCACCTTTGCCCAAATCGACGCACACCACATAGCGGTCGTGCATATCTACCGACTTATCCACATCTGCCCATACTTTGAGATTGCCTTTGCTATTCGGTTCAATGCGTAGGTTTTGCAGGTATTGTGTCTTGTTCAGACTACTTGCTGATGACACAATTTCGCCAACTATTTTCGGCTGCCTGCACGACTGATAGCACTCCTCTAAATACTCGTCCTTGAAATACCCGCGTCCTGTGGACTGAAAAGCCTCTATATCCGTACTCGGAAACTCCGACTTCATACGCCACTCGTCCATACCGCGCGACTTTGTACGATACCAGTTTATTGCTTCTAATGTTGCACCCAACTGCCACAACGACCATTCGTATTCCGTCATAGACGCTATGAATTCCCTATATTCCTCGTCCGTTGTACTTGTGTTGAAAAGCGAAATTTTCTTTGAGTAGATGTCTATCATAAACCACGGTATAAATACAGGAGTAAAATTATTATCCCCTGCTTTGGCAGCGGTATAGGTATTATGAAAATAGTTACCCACACCCTTTGCGGTTGATTCTTCCACCAGCATTGTATATGCACCGGGTAAGATAGAGCCCTCAATGGATTGTATCACGTCCTCTGGCGACTTACCCTCGGTCTCTTTCCATATACCCACTTCGGTAAGGTGCGCCATAGATATATCCTCGGAACGTATCTTGTTTGGTTTCTGCATAGAACCGATAGAGATAGTACAACCCCTATCCTCCAACAAGCGCACATCATTGGTACGCCCGTAAGGCTTGAGTACGGTAGGAACTCCCTCATCAATGAATGTGTCGTACTCTTGGCATGCCTGTTCATACATCGCAAGCACTACCTTTGATTGTTTCTCAACATCACCCACGATAACGGAATTCCAATGCATTTTGTGCATTTTCTGTATCCACATCATGTAGAACTGCGTCATTGTACTACCACCCCACTGCCGCGCCTTGAGCAATATGATGTAGATAGGTACACCTGCTTTGCGCAACCGCTCCAGTACAGACAAATAGTATCGTTGTGCACGATTGAGGATAAATGGGTCTCGTTTACCCTTGCCTTTGTACTTTATCCGTATCTGTGTGCAACACCAGTACTCAAAGTCATACTTGCAGCGCACCTTGTGAAAATACCGCCATAACGATATTTGCTGCGTTTCCGATGCTGCTCCCCATATCCGTTTGCAGGCTTTTGCTAACGACTTTTCCTGTTGCAGTAGTTTCACAACAGGTTCATTCTCCATCTCAACAGGGATATTCATCTCGATAAATGGTGCGTCCTCAACGCGAATAGGCACGCGTTGCATTTCATTACAATACTGCGTGCCTTTCTGCGGGTCATATTGCGCGTTTACATACGCCAACCGCCGCGTATTCTCTGCTATTATGTCGCTTGGGTTAATTGACATCTGATGCTAATATCGCATTGCAGGTCTCCAACGTATGCTCGCGTTTCGGAATAAACTCCTTATATATATCAATAGCCAAGGTGTGCATCTTGCGCAATTCCTCTACTTGCTGTTCATTCTGTACTATCTCACCACGTGAAACCAAAACCATATACGGATATAAGAACTCGTACATATCAATCTCTACATGTCGAAAACTCTCCATTCGTTCCGCAAGCGGTGGAATGGATTGACTACCATGCCCTGCTTCTTTCTGCGCTTTCTTCTCGCGTTTAATATCCTCTTTGGCTTCTTCCAACTGCTCATTGTATAGTGCATTCTCACTTTTCAGCAATTCCTCCATAAAGGCTATTCGTTTCTCTATCTCCCTTTCATTGTCAGTTCGCTTCACGCGTGATAGCCAAAACTTGCGCTTTTGTTTGGGCGATATCGCCTTAAATAGTCGCAATGTCGGTTCAATAAACAGATACGCCCGTTCACTCACACATAACGATATATTATGCACTGTCATTGGCAGACTAAAAAATGTTTCGTCCTTGCTATTAGACAGCGAATAATAGTTTGTACGCATAATCGGCAACTCATCATGCAAGCGTGCCTTTAATTGCTCTGCGGTGTACCGCATATTCAGTTCCTGTTGTTTACTTTTTACTATTTCCATTTCGTCCGGTATAATTAAAGATTATTTCTTCTATCCGATGTGCCGACATATAGAATGACTTTGCAGGTTGCTCTACAACCGTTTCGTATAACCACATCTTTGGTGCATTAGGATTTGCCAACTTGAGTCGGTTATAATTATCCATTAGGTCTGCAATCATATCTTGCTTGCGACCTCTATTTCGGCATTGGTTATTGTTATTGATATACAATTGTGCCGTAAATGGAGTGATATAGAAGCGAGGGGCTGACATTTCTTGTATAAGCGAGATAATCGTCCGTCGTGAGACATTGTTAATCCCGCTACTTGCTGCAATGATGCGTTTGTGCGCCTCTCTCAATGCGCAATTCCGTTGCTCTATAACTCTATCAGTATCCATCTTGGCTGCAAAGATACGAAAAAAAATCGAATAAGTATCATAACTAAATAAAATACTATCAAAACTAAATAAGCAAAACGCACTTATTATACTATCTTTGCAGCCGAAAGCACTTAATCATTTATAACTATGGCAAAAGAAAATAAAGAAACACCAGAGGCTAATGCGCAAGTTCCAGCACAAGAGCCGTCGCAAACCCCTAACTTTGATAAGTGGCGCACCAATATGCGCGGTAAGTACGGAGAGGATAAAACCGATGAGGAGTTATACGACCTTTCTATGAGTGGCTACGACGCAGAACATGATGCAGTTAAGCGTTACAGTGCCGAAGCAACGGAGTTGGAGGATATTCTATCAGCTAACCCCGACCTTGCAGGCGTATTCTCTGAGATATTCACTCGTGGCAAAGAAGGCAATCCTGCTGGTGCATTGCGTAATCTTCCGCCCGAATTGAAACGTTACATCACAGACGAGAATTACGGAGACGAAGCATATCTTGCTGACAAGAAAGCACGCGAGGACGAGGCGTCCGCTCAAAAAGAAAAAGCCGGCAAAATACAGTCATTGCGTGAACAAGCCTTTGATGAGGTATGTCAAGAAGATGGCGTGGCTGACCCTGAAGCGGCATTGGAGGCGTTGCAGAGCGTCCTTGAAAACCCTTGCGAAACGCTGGAACAATGTAAAGAGCAGGTGCGTGCATTCTTGAAAATGGTGGACTATGACAATGCTGTAGAGGCAGCAGAGGTTCGCGGACGCAATGCAAACATCACCGCACAACGTAAGAAATCTGCTGGTGGAACAGACGGACAAGCCAACCGCGCATCAGCGGCAGGTGGGGCAAGTGCACAAGGGAGCCCATTGGCTCGTATGGCGGAGATTGGTGCAAGGGCACGAAATCTATAACAAACATTTTGAACAACTAAACATTATCTATTATGGCAGAAATTCCAGTAAATCCTGCAACTGCGGGTACAGAACCCGGTGCAGGTACGATGCCACAGAATGCAGGTGCAGGCGCAGACGGCACGGGTATTCACGGCAACGGCGTATTCCCTGCTGCGCCCAATGGCGGTGCAGGGTTGAGTGATGGCTTAACCCGAACCATTGCTCCCGGTCTTATGCGAGACCAAAACGATGAGAACATCGTTAAAATGGGGTGGTCGCAAACCCCTATCAATGCGATGATGCGCGATATGGGTTCGCGTAAGGTAAACAGCACAGTGTTCAAGCACTGGAGTGTTGATTTGCGTGTAACCGAGGGTGTAACAGGCAGTTCGGCACAGACTGTCAGCGGAAAAAACCTTGACCGTGCCATTCCTAATCCTACCGATATTAAAGTTGCCGATGCTTACATCTTCGACGAGAATGACCAGATTATGTTTAACGGCATATCAGGGTATAAGGTAGTGAATGGCGTATTTTCCGTACTGCCTAATGTAAACCTCAATGCAATAGTGTGTGCGGTCAAAGACGCTACAACGATTACTGTTCAGTTCCTGAACGGCAAAACCGATGCGGCAGGAACGGAGAATTTAACCATTAAAGCCAACACTCCTATTGCTATTTTGGGACACGCTGCTGCCGAGGAAGACGCAAGTACAACTCCGTGGTTCTCGTTGCCAACTCCAGACGAGCAATACATCCAGAAATTTATGGTGCAATCGCAAGTAAGTGCCGTATTCCAGCAGTCTTCAAAGGAGGTTAATTGGACAGAAAGCGATGTGGACGAGGTAATCGTTCATCAACTATTGGAGGATATTGAGAAATCGTATATCTTCTCGGTTAAGTCGTACATATTCAATCCGACCGAAAAACGCTACACGCGTACTTGTTCGGGTGTTATCGAGCAGTTGATGTTGGGTGGGGCTACTATTATAGAACTCTACAAGGGCGACCTTGAGTTTTCTGACCTGCTGGATGCTGTAAACAAAACTTTTATCGGCAACTCGGGTAGCAATACCCGTTACGGCTATATGGGTTGCAACGTAGCACCTGCTATCTGGGGCATTAAAGATGTAACAAAGATGGTAAAAATGTCGGAATTCCGTGCATTCAACTACGACTTTGCACAGTTGGGGCTTATGGGTTACAATATCCGTTTCTACCATCACCCGTTGTTCGACAAAATGGACAAAGAGGGTAAGTCGTATCGTAACTGGGCATTGATTCTTGACCGCCAATACATTGAACGTCGTGTATATCGTTCCATGGAGGAGACTGTACTCGAGTTGAAGAAAACGGGTACATATGACGGAAACAGCCGTGTATGGTGCGAGATGTCCGCTCCTGTTGTGAAATATCCCAAGGCACACGCTTTGTGGATTTTCAAAGACGGCAACCGCCCTGGCGCCTAAAAGTTTTTCCAAATTGAATACAGAGGGCGGCAGTCCGCCGCTCTCTGTATCTTTTCAAATCGATAAAGATATGGCTATTTTCTTATCTACAATCCCAAACCTTTCCACCTCTATGCGTGTGAAAGGAGCTGTTTATCGTATTCAGTTTGTTCCACGAGATAAACCATACAACAATGGTATTTTTGCGGTCAGCGATGCGGTGTTGGTGAATGCTATCCGCAAACACCCCTACTTTGGCAATGTTATTACCGAATTGCACGAGGAGACAGCCACTCCTGCAACATCGGAGAATAAGAAAGCATACGTAGAAACTTACCCCGATATTACCAAATCGCAGGGGGCAAAGGAAATTCTCGTCAGTAAGTATAATGTCAGTGCGGAGACACTGACGAGCAAGGATGCTATCAAAGACGCCGCCGAGAAACTAAACATCTCCTTTCCTAACCTACAATGACCCGTGATGGTTACATATTGGCAGTCAAGGCAAAGTTGGACGAGATAAGTCCATTTGACGAACCTAACGGTTTTATCGCAGCCGCAGGAGACCCGGACTACGACGAGGTCAAACCTATCGTATCCTACATAGAGGAGACCCTCGACAAAGCCGCGTGGTTCTGTCTCAACAACCTCCCCGCCACGCTCCTCGCCAAAGATGTGTCCGCCGACCAACTCAAAGCCGTCATAGACCGACGAGGCGTAGGACATATATCAGGTATTGACGAGTACTGGCGTCTGCTCCGTTTGCGGGACGACGCTTGCTTTTGGGAGCGTGATGTAACGGCGTTCATCTCCACAGCCGACCCTATCTACCTGTTGCAGCAGAACGCACATACACGTGGCGGCTGTTCCAAACCCGTAGTGGTCTATTCTCCCGAGACTGCCGAGTTGGAGTTGTACTCCTACCCCGCGTCCTGCGGTTGCGGGTGTGCCTGCGGTACATTCACCCTGCCTGTAACCTTGTACTATATCAACAGCCATATCCCTGCTGAGCAGGTGCAGTCGGCTGTTGAGGATTTTATCGTTTTGGTTTGCGCTGCATATGTGGAGGAGATTATCGGAGACGCCAACGCTGCCAAAGTCTTTATGGAGAAATACGAAAACAAAGCAAACACTATACTGCAATGATACCTACTACTTGCTCACACGGAAAAGACTCGCGTATGTGTGCATACTGCGACAAGAAAGACACCTGCGATTGCAGATGCGACAAAAACACCGATGTCATCTGGGGAGAAATTACCGGCGAACTCAAAGACCAAACCGATTTGTACGAAGCATTGTCGTCTTTGACTACAAAATCAGTCCCTGCTACCCTAAAAATAATGGACGACAACTTGTATGTCGTCTCTCCTAAGGGGCTAATCAAAGACACAGATGAACCGGTGTTTGCACGTTATGTGAGAAGTAGTATCAGGCAAAAAACAGATGCGGGTACTCTTCATTATAAACGCCGTGGTTGGATAATACCAACAAATAATAAATCCAAAGAGAGCAAACAGATTCGCGTTCCTCTCAAGATGGAAAAAGTAGAGTGTTGGGATAGTAATGTGTATGACTACTATCGTGTTTTAGCCGCCGCAACAACATACAACGTGCAACCATCAAAGCGAAATTACGAGGCAAACATTGGAAAACAGTTCTACGATGCTGAAAGAAACGCGGCTGGTTTAGCACTTGGCTTTGCTAATAAACGGTTAGGTATCGCTATAAATAGAGATGGTGTACAAATCACGGAATGGTTACCTTTTACTGTAACAGATGGCGACAATCACTTGGGCAAATATTACTTGTCTCGCCTTAACTTTGGGTATAAAAAATAGGTGATACGAATCACCTACCCACTCTTCTGATACAAAATCATCGAATCGGAATGCGTTGCAAAATCACATCCCTTTGGCGTTGCAAAGTTACGACAAAAACTTGAAACCACCAAACGAAAAGCGAAAAATGTCAAAAGTAAAGCGTATAATCAACCAAGGCGTGCATTGTAAGATACGTTCTTACGGCAGCGGACTGATAGTAGGGACGACCTACACGGCTTGCCTGTACTACTCACCACGCAAAGAGGACTACCGCGCGGAACAGACCGCCGAGTGCGTACTCGTCTCCGACATCGTCAATGGCGAGGAGACACAACGACCCACCTGCGTGTTCGACTTCACACCCGAACAAACCAAACAACTCAAAGTCGGAAACGCTATACTCGAGATATACGACACCGCCACCCTGCAACAGATGTTCTTCGACGACAACTACGCAGAGGTGCGGGCTACATCACTCACAATCAAAAAATAACCCTATGGCAGACGTATATACGGACATAGACAACACGCTGGATGTGGAGGTGAACTTCGACAACGCACCGCAAGACATCAGTGTAGAGGAGCAGGCTACGGACGGCATACAGGTCGGTGCGCAGCCGGAGCAACTCTTGTCTCTGATAGGCGCAAACGAGAGACTTGCCGCTACGAATGCAAGATTAGCCGACGAGATACTGCCTACACTCCGTGGCGGCTTGCAGACCAAGGAGGTCGCCCCTGCGGACATCGAACAGGTCGTTACCCCCGACGACGGCTATCTCGGCTTGCAGCGTGTCAAGGTAGCACCCTACGAGCGGGAGGTGCAGGTGGTCAATAGACGTACCAACGAGAGCGAGTTCCTCTACTATATGGAGGACATCGCCGCCCAATACCAACGGAGCGACTACGCCGTATGTATGGCAGGGGAGTTCTACAAGAACGCAGATACCACTATCCTCGCAGGAGCAGACGCTTACCTCACCTCTGACGGCGATTTCTACGACGCTGGCACGACACACACGTGGCACGACGATGACGATATACACGCCAACCGATGGGTGGTGTACTACTTCAAGCAGGGTGAGAACAAGTCGAACTTTATGATTGCAGACGCTACTGCTTGCCCGACCGTCCTTGCCGTCAAAGGACACCTCGGGGCGATTATTGCGAATATCGCTGTGTCTTTCGAAGATATTATCGTACCAGACGGGAGTTCGATATTGGATATAAGAAGAGGCTCTGCATGGCATTCACATCCAGATAGCAATGTGATTAAGAACATCCTCGAACATTCTGCAAACTATATGTATTACACTACTCAAATCATAAAACAACTCATATTGGGAGTGCGTAGTGTAACAGGAGGAACGGTAGTGAAACACTACGTCAGTAACCCCGGAATGTTTTTCTTTCCAGAGCTCACATCATTGACCGGAGGATTGTTAGTGGAAGGTCCAATCACTACAATATATGTACCTAATCTAACCGAGATGAATGGAGGATGCATTGCAAACGGTAATATGTGCCATAACATATCCTTGCCAAATCTAAGAGTATTGAGTGGCACTATATACAGCAGTTTTAATTCTATGTATGTTGGAAAAATCGAATTACCGCGATTGGAGACTATACAAGGAGGAATAATTACGCAATTTTATGGCAATAGTTTCTGCAAAGGTCTCAAGTTGCTTGAATTGCCTGCGTTAAAATACTGCAAGGCAACACTATGTAATGCATTCGATAGTTCCGACGTAGTAATTAGTTTACCCTCCATTGAACAATTAAGTAGTTTATTTTACACTGTGAACAATGCAGATTCCAAACCTCTCAAGAGGCTATACCTTGGTTGCAAGGGAATGCGCAGCCAAGCAATCATTGTGAATTTCATCGGTTCTAATTGCGATGATATAGAAATAGGAAATGGCGCGTTGCAACCTATCAATATATCGTCAGCCACAGGTCTCACCCGCGAGAATATCGTAAACCACATTCTCGTCAAGTTGGGAGACAATACGGGGCAATCTGCACTTACGCTTACTCTCGGTGCAACCAACCTCGCCAAATTAACGGACGAGGACAAGGCAATCGCTACTGCGAAGAATTGGACATTAGCATAACAGATACGACTATGATAGAAGAAAAACAAGTAACGCTGCGCAAACAGATAGCAGCAGACGGACAATGGCTGTACGAAGACCAGCCGCAGGATAACCGAGTATTTGCCAAGGAGGTGTATCTCGGAGCAACTACCGAGCCATGGGCAGAGTGCACGGACGCAGAGAGAACGGAATGGGAGGAGGCTCATAAGCCTATTGACCCGCCCGAACCTCCGCAGGTTGAGGACACCCAAGCCGAGGTAGTGGAGTAATGCAGATAGACATCGTAAAGATATTGCGTATAGTAGCAGGTGTAGTGATATGCCTGCTATGGCTGTGTCTGCTGAATAGTTGCAAGACCTGCGAGTGCCTGCCGAGTGTGGAGTACAGGGACAGCATAGTAACCCGCTACCGCCACGACACGATACAGACCTACGAAAAGGATAGTATTTTTATCCACGCAAAGGGCGACACTGTATGGCGTGAGCGTTGGTCGATACGCTGGCGGGACAAGATTGTAGAGCGACACGACACTATCTACCAAGACCGCAAGACGGAAACGGTGCGGGTGGAGAAAGTCGTCCCCACGTTCTACCGCACTTGCACGCGAGGTTTTTGGCTGATATTGTCAATTCTCATCGTGGGTGTAGTAGGCAGGATATTGGTACGAGTGTATTTGAAAAAGTAAAATCAATTATATGGAATGGATAAATATCATAGTCTCTGCGGTGTGTGCCTTGCTCGGTGCACTGGGTGGTGGTAGTGTATTCTACTTCCAACAGAACAAGCGTCTGAAAGCAGCGGAGGCACAGCGTGCGGAGGTGATTGCCCACAACGAGGCAGAGAACAGCGAGGTGGAGCGTTGGCGTGGACTTGCCGACAGGACTGACGAGCAACTGAAAGAGGCTCGTCAGCATATAATACTCAAGAATAAGCAGGTGGATAACCTCTACAAGCGACAGCATGAATTGGAAAGCGATGTGCGTGTATTGACCAACAAGTACAACTCCGCTATGCAGGTGATAGACCGAATAAGGCATTACTATTGTACCAACCGTCCGTGTCCTATCGGCCAGAGTATTCCGTCCGAACCTGTTACGGTAGAGCAGTTGGAGCAGGATATGCTCAAGGCTGGTCTGATACTGCCCGTGAGTACCACTGACAACCAAAATGACGACCCGCAACAATGAGAAATACAATTCATAAATTATGCAACTGACCGAACATTTTACGCTGAATGAGTTTGTCCGCAGCGAGACTGCTGAAAACAAGCATATCGATAATACACCATCGCAAGAGGTGGTGGATAACTTGCGTGCGTTGTGTCGCAATGTCCTCGAACCTGCCCGCGTGGCTTTCGGTTCACCCATATACATCACAAGCGGCTACCGTTGCCCGGCATTGAACAAAGCCGTAGGAGGCAAGCCTACGAGCCAACACCTGCGTGGAGAGGCGGCAGACTTGCAGGTGCGTGGCGTGAAGAACCTACGCAAGTTGTACAACGCTATCAAGGAACACGGTGTGTTTGACCAACTGCTGTTTGAGACCAACAAGGCGGGAGCGAAATGGATACACGTATCCTACACTTCCTACGGCAATCGGAGACAGGCGATAGATAATTACAAGGCATAAGACCATTGCAAATATTTGATTGTCAGCAAGTCCCCTAAAGTAGTGGGGTGTTTCCTCTAATAGGTAACAGCGAGGTAACAGAAAAGGTAACTATCACCTAAAAAAGGTAACAGAAAAGGTAACTATCACCTAAAAAAGGTAACAGAAAAGGTAACAGTTACCATTTTGCGCACACCAACAAAATGGTTAAACCCCTCGAAATCGGTAGGTTTAGAATAATAACAAAGCGACCTTTGACATATTGAAGAATAGTTGCAAGTTATCCGATTTTTTCGGATAACTCACATTTGCATAATCCAAAGAAAAGCAGTATCTTTGCGCAGTTATTCGCTTTCGTGGCTGTTAGCGTATGCGTGATATACCTCTCTTTGGTCGGTGCAAACAGCCACAACAGGCACTGACCATTGGGAGGTTCTTTTTATTAAAGACAATGGATGAATTACAAGAACAACAAGGTAGTGTAGTATTTTACCAATCAGAAGACGGAACAACAAAATTAAGTGCGAGATTGGTCAATGATAACATTTGGCTCACTCAAAAGGCTATGGGTGAGTTATTTGGATGCAGTTCTGACAATATAGGAGTGCACTTGAAAAACATTTTTAACTCTGGGGAATTGCAAGAAAGTTCAGTTACCGAAAAAATTTCGGCAACTGCCGCTGATGGAAAGAATTACCTGACTAACTTCTACAATCTTGATGCAATAATTTCTGTTGGCTATCGTGTCAATTCCAAACGTGCTACGCAGTTTCGTATTTGGGCAACCTCTATACTCAAAGAATATGTCATTAAAGGATTTGCATTGGATGATGAACGACTAAAAAATCCCAATGGGCTTGCAGACCATTTTGACGAGTTACTGCAACGCATTAAGGATATTCGCACATCGGAACTACGTTTTTACCAAAAACTACGAGAATTATTTGCATTGAGCAGCACTGATTATGATAAGAGTAAGGAGTATGCAAATGTATTTTTTGCAGAGATACAGAACAAACTACTCTATGCAGTAACAGGTATGACTGCTGCAGAATTGGTAGTAGCACGCGCTAATGAGAACGACCCGAATATGGGTCTTACAAGTTGGAAAGGAAGCCGAGTTCGCAAAGAGGATATTTACATCGCTAAAAATTATTTGACCCAAGAGGAGTTAGAACAATTAAATAGTTTTGTCGTTTTATTTTTAGACTCGGCGGAAATGCGGGTACAGGACAAAAAAGAATTAACCCTTGATTTTTGGCGTGATTTCACAAAACGTTTATTGGAGTTCCACGAAAAAGAGGTCTTGTCTAATGCGGGCAAAATTTCAAACGAAAGAATGAAAAAGATTGTATCGAAAATATACTCTGATTTTGATAAACGCCGCAAACGTATAGAAGCAGAGGAGACCGATAGATTTGAAGAACAAGAACTTAAAGCGTTAGAGGCAAAAATAAGAAAGAAATCTAATTAAGGCGAAATCGCCACAATTAAAGCAACTATTCTCAATGAGTTTAGTTGCTTTTTTTGTATGTATATAACAGAACAATGACCATAGACGAGTTACATACCCTTTGGGAGAAGAAGAACGGCGGGAAAGCCGCTCCGACGGAACACGACTTGCAGGTGGAGTGCCTGCGTTGGTTGCGGTATCAGTACCCTCAGGTGTTGTGCTATGCCATACCGAATGGCGGTCAGCGGAACACG